GCTTTCGGTTTGCTGGCCGCCGGTCCTGTAGGATACGAACAGCGTGTCCGCCTCCCTGACGGCATCCACAAGTCGCGCTTGCCAACGCCAGGAGGCGACTTCAGCGCTTGTTGGGTTAGCGGCGCCGGCTCGATTTGAGGCATCAGCGAATGGAGCAGCAAAGAGCTGCTTGGAGATGTTCGACTCCGCGGCGCTGTCGGAGTTGATGGCACGCACCAACGGGGAAGTTGGGATCTTCTCGATCCCAAGACCAGTTGGCGCAGCTCCTGTTGGCTCCTGGTATCCAGATCCAGCCGCACCAACGCTGCCAAGGCCACGCGCCTTCAAGATCGACTCGACTTCAGGCGCATTGACAAGCGACGGGGCAAGAGTGTGGAACATCTCCCTGATGTTCCGACCAGCTTCCGCAATGCCGGCTCGCTCGAAGTAGAAGCCAGCGCCCATAACGGGGCTCGAGATGAGTGTTAGGGCTGTGTTGGCAAGGTAGTCCGACCTCTCAGCAAGCGGATTGGTTGCGAAGTCGACGCTCGAAGACACCAGAGACTGCTTGAGTGCCACTCCGGGAGCCGCCTTGAGGGCATCGAAGAGGTGAGCTGCCTTGTAGAACCTGCTGATGCCAATCAACTGGGTTGGGTCGGTTAGTCCGACAGCAAGCTGCGAGACGAGGCCAAATCCACCAGCATCGGCAAGGATCTCTTCGTTGCGCATCTTCCGCTCGATTAACTCCATGCGCTGGTCAAAGTCGAGTTGGTTCATTGCGCCGTACAGGAAGTCTTGATGCTTCCTGAGCTTTTCGTTCCCCTTGAACGCATCAGCTGCGGCCTTGCCCCAATCGAAGTCTGGGTCGTGAAAGACCGGGCTTCGATTGAACGAGTGGTAGAGGCTGCCCATCCAGCTACTCGAGAATGCAGATGCAATGGGGTCAAGCAGGCCGTCGTAGGGCTTCACATTGGTGAATGCTTGTCCAATGGGGCCATACTGCGGCGTGACGAACTGCCATCCAGAGACGTCAGGAACTCCGTCAATGCTGACCTGGAATGAGTCAGTCATCGGCCAACCGCCTTGTCGTCAAGTGGGTTCACCGTGTTCAGAAAGTTCTTCGTACGGTCCCATGTTGTCTCGAAAAGCTTCTTTGAGAGGAACCAGCCTTCCATGATGTTCTGCTGTGTGTCGGGATCGTTGCGACGAGGAGCTGATGCAAATGCCGACTGAGCAGGATCCATGTCTGGAGTGCGACCGTAGTAGGTACGCATCCAAGCTTGCGCTTCGGAAGCCGCTTCGCGCTGGAGCCTCTCGTACTCAGCCTTTGGGATTTCCGGTCGCGCAAACTGGCCAACAAGCATTGGCGCCCTGTCGCTGCTTGCGCGAAGGTAGATGTTGTAGGCAGGGACGTCTCTTCCGCCATCGGAAGGACGCTTGTGACCCACATAGTGGATCTCCCAGATGTCTGGACGATTGGCGGCTTCGAACCCGCTCGAAACGCCAGGGATCTCGATCGAATCGCCCTTCGGCCCCTTCATTGTCTGGGTGACGTGATCGTAGAGACGCGCAAGGAAGGCTCGAGCTGCAACGCTGCCGCCTTGAGTTCCTTCAAACGGTTCGCGCACCATCACAGCAACAGAGCGATCGTTGTTCGCCATGAGTGATGCGCCTTGATGATGATAGAGCGTAGGCCCCCAGTTTTCCTGCTCGAGACGACGAGACACTTCCCTGGTCGCAAGTGAGATCGCTGCGTCGTGGCCACCGTTTGCGGCCGCGGTGAGCTTGATTGAGCGCTTGATCTCGTTTCGTGTGTAGTCATCCCACACGATTGGACGCCACGCGGAAAACGTCGCCAAGCCTGGCAGGGAAGAAACGTAGAGGTTCCACTTCTGGGGATCGCCTCCGGCAATGGCTGCACTTGCCTCGGCAAGCGACCCAAGGAAGGCTCCAGGAAGCTGGTTCAAGAAGCGGCCAACAGGAAGGCTGTCCATCTCCGATCCGCCAAACGACGCAAACGAACGCATCGCAGTTGACCCGTCGCCAAACAGGGCGCTTCCGGCAAAGTACTTCCCGCCCTTGAAGCGATACACGCGCCCGAGTGACAGACCACCGCCGGTGTCGTTGATGATCTCGTCGGTGGCCGCATCAAGCTTGGCTTGGAACTTGTCGCCGTGATGCCGTTGCATCTCCTCGACTTGGATTGGCGCCCTGTTGACGCTGCTCTCAATTCGGTTCAGCGCCGTTTCGAACTGATTGGTTGCTGCAGTCGCTTCGGCTTGGTTCTTGGTCTCATCAGCGACGCGCATGCGCCTCTGGTACTCGGCGTGCGCATTGAGGACAGACTCAAGTCGATGAATGCTCGCCTCGGACTGCCCCTGTGTCGCAAAGCGCACGTATTCCTTGTTCAGCTGCAGGACGCCGACAAGTCCTTCCATGTTGCGGACGACAGAAGAGGTTGGCGCACTCGAAAGAAGCTCAACGGCTGCTTTGAGGCGAGGGCTGAGGCCGCCACCTTTTGAGGCAATCGTCATCATGATTTGCGCATCGTTTGCGCTCTGCAGCGACATCTTGGAATCTTCGAACGCCCACTTGTCGAAGTCCCCGCCGGCCTCCTTCATGCCGCGGGCGTAACCGATCTGGGCAACAAGCCTTCTACGCTCCTGGGCCTCGAGCTCGTCCTTCTGCTTCTTGTTGAAAACCGCTCGAGCTTCGGACATCTCGCGGGTTCTCGCGGCTTGTGCTTCCGCTTCACCTTGGTTGATGTCGGAAACACGACCTCTCGCAAAGACGTCCCGGACCCGGGCAGCGACCTGGGGACCGAGGCCAAGCTTCTCGACGGTTTCGAGGATGGCGTTCTCGGACTCAACCTTGTCGACGTCCTTGGTCGAAGCGATCTCCGACGCAAGGTTGACGTAGTACTGCGCCTTGGTTGCCCGATCGACGTTATCGGGCATGTTCCTCGCAACGCGCTCGTTCAGCGTTTCGCGGCTTGCCTTTGCCGCGTACTGAGGGCCAAGCGCGTTCTGTACACGCTCGATGAACTTGTCGCGCAGCGTAGCAACGCTTCCGTCATCCGATCGAGCAGACTCTTCTTCGTGCGATGCAAGCATCCGAAGGTAGCGCTCTTCGTTGGCGGTCTTGGCCGATGCCAATTCCGCCTTGCGAGACTCCTCTCTCTCTTGGTTGGCGCGCTGGTTGTCGGCGATCATTCCTCTGTTGAAGAGATCGCGAACCTGAGCCATGGCGATCGAGCTCAAGCCTTCGGGAGCAAAGGTCTCAAGCAGGGCCTTCTGGGCCTCATCCTTTTTGACGCTTGGATCAGAAGAGAGGCGGGCAGCAAGGCTCACCATCTTCTGTTCCGTCTCTCGACGACTGACGTTGTCTGGCTGGCTGCTGACGATCCTTTCGTTCAAGGTGTCCAAGACAGCCTTCGAACCGTATCGCGGACCAAGCACCTGGTTGATCCGTTCGACATAGTCCTTTGCCATGCCGGGAAGGCTGCCTTCAGGTGCCGTGGAGATGAGGCGCAGAAAGTCCGTGCGCATGCGATTGAACGTGTCTTCCTGACCGCGTTCGAACGCAGCATCCGCAGAACGAGCCGTCTCACCCTTGAGGCGAATGCGCTCGCCAACATCTCGGATCATGACGTCGGCGACCTTGTCGCCGTACTTTTCGACAAGGCCCGGCCTTAGCTTTGCAAGTTCTTCCAGGGATGCTGAGAGGGCTCTGTCAGAAAACCTGTACGAGTAGCTCGAGCTGAACTTCTTGAAGACAGCCACCTCGATTCGCGTGGCGTCGAGGTTCGCATCAACCATTCGGAGTTCGCCGCTGATGCGACCGGGTGTCCAGTTGTCAGGGTCCAAGACCCCCATCGCGTTGAAATGGTTCTGCACGTCGTTGCGCTTTCGCGCAGCAAGTGACTCGTCGCCAGACCTTGCTGCAGCGCTTGCCTCAGCCGTCGACGTATTGACTGCATCGGCGAGAACGCTGACCTGCTGGGCCACGTTGCGGCGCCTGACATCCTCGACAAGCTTCATCCGATGCCGGGCATTCAGCTCTGCCATGGCATTCTCAGACGGACCACGAAGATAGTCTGGAACGGACTCCAAGCTCTTGGCCGTGTACGCTTCCGCAGACCTGTCAAACAGCGCGACAGGATCTTCCGGCGTCGGCAGCGGCTTGCCATCTGGGTCGACAGGAGAGAAAGCGCGCTGGTGCATCAAGCCAAACTGCTTGGATGCATCCGTCTTGAGCGCGGCCGTGAAGGCTTCGGCGTGCGCAGCCATGAACGCCTGGCCATAGCTTGTGCGATCCTCGCGAACCGACATGGGCGCGAGATTTCCGGCTTCATCGCGCACAACAATGGAGCCATCCTTCTTGCCTTGGCGAGCAAGCTCACCCTGCCACTCACGCATCAGCTCGCGAGACATCTCCTGGCCCATGCGGGAAGACATCAAGCCAAAGCTTGACGCTTCCTCAAGGCCACGAAGCCGCTGAACTCCGATGTCCTGGAGCGCGACCCTCGCTACTTGCGAATAGCGCGGAAGGTCAGCCATGAATCACCTTTCACGAGCGGGATTCGTTACGCGAGCAGGTTGCCCAGGCCACTCTTTGTAAGCGGTGCCCGCAAAGTCAAAGAGGGAGCGACCGGCGGTAGAGATGGCAGCGCCCTGCTTTGCCCGTGCGCTGAGATCGGCATCGTACCCATAGAGGTCGAGCTGCCTCAGGCGATTGCCAACGTTGGCCCTGATGTTGACGAGATCGTCATCAAGCTTGCGTGAGTCATCTCGGCGTATCGCATCGAAGCTGTCGAGCTCAACTCCTCGAGCAGCCGCTGCCGTGATCTGGGACGACGCAGTCTGCTCGAAGCGACGAACGCGCTCGGAAGACTGCATGGCAGCCTCGACCTCGGCAGCCTGTCGCGCAGACTCGACTTGCGCTGCAGCGGCCTTGGATTGAGCACCAGCAAGCTTGTAGGAGCTTGCGGCGCCATAGAGCGACGCAGCCGTGGAAGCGGCAGCAAGGGCGATTTTTCCGATGGCCATCAGTAACCAACCACGGTTGCGAATCCGAGGATCGTGACGGGCAGCGGCACCTGGATGCCAAGCGTCACGGTTGGGTCTTGCTTCCAGCCAAGAAGACGGAAGTGATAGGTGTTCGACTTGCGTCGATCCTGCGTGTTCGGATCTTGCGCGACGTCCCAGACATCGAGGTCCTGGCCGTTGGCGCGCACGCTCACGGAGCCAGCGATCGTCACGGAGACCTGGCTGAGCCGCTTGGGGCGAACGTGCAGCGACCCGATGGGCGTTTCGATCTCTGGCGGAAGCGTCTCGAGAGTCGGAGACCAACCGATGCCGATGTAGGTCTCGCTCGTGGGGGCGACATCAGGCGTCAGCACGCCACCGCTGAGGGACAGGGTGCCGTAGTGCTTGCCAGCGGAGACGACGTCGTACTTGCCGTCGGCACGCGCTGGCCCCAGAACGCCAGATGCAAACGTCGCGGCCGCGGCATGGGTGGTGAAGCCGTCGAGCGACGCTTCCACGTCGAAGCGAAACTTCTCAAGGCTGTAGGTCGTGCCACGCAAGATGAGGACAAAGGCCTCGTTGTTGACGACGGCAACGGACTTGAAGAGTCCGTTCGGCGTGGTCCAGAACGTCCATCCGGTGAGCTGCTGCGAGCGAAGGCTGTGCAGGACAGCCATGCCGCCGTTGTCCATGACAACGAACAGGTACTGCTCCGGAATCGACGCCGAAGCAGGAAGAGCAGCGATCGCTTGGGGGTTGGACACGCGCTGCGCCGTAAACACGCTGGTTTGCTCGGCGCTGTAGGCCTGGATCGTGTCGTTGTAGATCAGCTCGCGCATGACCTTGCCGCCCGTTTGCGCATAGGAGACGGCGCCATCGAAGACCTTGCCGTTGCAGGTCGTCGTGATGCCGTAGTTGGCTTGCGGACGGATCGAGATCGTCGCTGGCGTGAGGGGCTTCGTCTCGGACTGCGGGCAATAGGCGACGAGCTGGTCGGTGAAGACCAGCAGGTTCTGGTGGCTGACGACGCGGCGGATGTCTTGCACCTTGTCGACGCTGATGCCTGTCCAGATCGCTTGCGCATCAAGCCCGGTGCCGGAGTCGAAGTTCTTGTAGCTTCCGACCTGCGACAGGTAGAGGCCTTGTCGGCGCGTTTTTCCGCCGCCAAGCACAAGCCGGTCGTCATGGAAGCACGCGCAGATTGGCCACCCACGCTTCGCGGAGTAGACCTGCTCTTGCCAGTCCGTCGTCGCGCTGGTGTTGGCAAGCGTCTCGACCACGGTGCAGCCACCCATCACCGTGTCGGAGGTGCGCGTCCCCAGCAGGACCTGCTTGCCGCCGATGCGGATATAGAGACCGTTCCAGCTCGTGTCGGTGAAGATCGCCGTGCTTGCGGTCACGGTGATCGTGCCGGTCGTCGCGGACGGCGTCAGCGTGATCGAGCTGGCCTCGTAGCGATAGAACGGGCCGAGATACTTCGCCGGCGTGCCGCTGGTGTCAAAATCCCAGGTCGCGATCGTGAAGGTTGTCGCCCCGGTGCGGGTGACCTGCCGCGGCTGGTAGTTCTTGTGGAAGAGCAGCAGGACGTCGCCACTCTGCGCCACAGACACCTCCCGGATCTCGCTTGCGGCATAGGGCGTCGACAGCGTGCCGCAATCAGCGCCGTCGCTGGTGCGCCTGATGCGCAGATTGGCGCCCTCAAGCTTCATGACGTAGCCTTGGGTGCCGTCGAACTCGAACTCGAGCAGCTGGCCGTCAACCGTGCCCCAGCTTGCCACGACGCTCTGAAGCGGCGGGCGCGACCTCTGGCCGCCCTGAAGCAATCCGCGGAAGTTCTCCACGACCTTGGCGCCGTTGCGCCACCCCTTGACGTCGGAGCGCATGCGCATCAGCGCATCAATCTCGCCAGAGGCGAGGTTGGTCTGAAGGCTTGTCTGACGCTGGAACATCAGCGTCGAGCCGAGATCAACCGCCAAGGCTTGATGCGGTTGGGCGCATCCTGGCGGCTGTCGATGTGGCAGGCCTTGGACAGCAGCATCTCGTAGGAGCGACCAAGGGCATCGCGCATGGAGCCAGAGTGCGACAGGGGACCGCAGAATCGGTGCATCAGAGCGGCCTCCAGCGCCTCGGTGAAGTGCGCCGGGAAGTAGCTCTCGTCGACGACCCGCGTGTAGTCGATCTCGAGGGTGTCGTCGCCGTGGTTGATGTGGACCTCCGAGCCGTAGACCACCCATTCGTCGGCAGCCATGTCGTCGTCGCCAACGCTGCGGACGTTCCAGAGCGCAACAAAGTCGGCGGGCAGCTGGTAGGCGCTGTCGAAGGCGGTCTCGTTCGTGCTCTCGATCTTGTTGATCGACGCACCGATCGTGGCGAAGCGCCATGGGTGACGGGACAGCACCTTGCGGACGGTCGCGTCGTAGAGCTGGCTTGCGATCACGCTCTCCGTGGTCGTGCCGGAAAAATCCGCGATCTGGTTGGCGCCAAGCTCGATGAGAGCACGAGAGCAAATGTCGATCTTCGTGTCGGCCATTGCACGACCCCAAGCACGCCGTCAGGAAGAAGGCGGGGCCCTGCAAAAGCAAGGCCCCGCCAGTTGCTCAGTCGGTGTTGGTGACCGTGAGAGCGAGCGTGTCGCTCAGGTTCACGACGCCCGATGCGTTCGTCATCACGACATGCCAGCCGGCGGTACCGACCGTGGTGATCGTGTTGAGCGTCGAGCTGAACGCCGAGGCCGAGATACGCAGGACGACGTCGCCCACCTTGAGCTGCTCGAACGCAGCGCTCATGTAGCCCGAGGTGTCGACGGTCGCGGCGCCGTCGTTGTCCTTGTCGATGTAAACGTAGAGCCCGTTGGCGCCGAAGGACGCGACGCGGAAGAGCTGGCTGGCGGTGAATGCCATGGGAGGTTCTCCTTCCTCAGGTCTCGGTGCAGTCGATCTGGAACACGCCGGTGTCCTCGATGCGCACCGCGCCGACCGTGATGCGCGCCTGGGCGAAGTACTCGCCCTTCTGCGGCACCCAGTCGAAGTTGGTGCGGATCTCGCTGTTCATGCCCAGCGCCATCGCGGACTTGTGGTAGGCGAGGCATCGACGGGTCGTGGACGCCAGCGTGAGGCCGGTGAACTGCATCCACATGATGCCCAGCCAGCGCTTCGCCGTGACACCCGACTTCCACGGGAGCGCGTCGGGACCGACATAGTCCTGGGACGCGAACTCGGAGATGGTCAGGAGGTTGGTCCACTGCTCCGGCGCAATGAGGCAAACGCGGCCGCCATCGTCCGGGATCTCGTTGGTGCCCATGAGCTCCATCAGCGTCAGGACCTTGGCACGGGTGAGCCCCGTTGCCGCGGCCGCGATCTGCTGGCCGGCAGGCAGCGACGCATAGGCAGCCGCGGTGATCGTGTCGTCGACCTTGCGACCAGCAGCCTTGGCCAACGCGCCAGCGGCAAGCTGCCGCTCGTCCATGTTGGTCTTGAGCTCGTCGAGGTCGTTGATGTACTCGCCACCGTAGTAGTCGGTGATGGTGAGCGTCACGTTGGTGTGGTCGACGTTCATGACCGGCACGTCGCCGTGCTTGCCCTTGGTCGACATCGTCCCGGAACCGTACTTGTGGAACTGGAACGTCTTTCCGGCGCCCATCTTCTCGCGGATCGTGCCGCGCAGCTGGGAACCATCGCGCTGGAACGCGACGAAGGTCTCGTCGTCGAAGAGCTTGATGAAGTTGTTGTCGATCGAGGTCGACATGAGGAATCTCCTTGAGCAGGTTGGGTTGAACCGCGCTGCCGGTTGGTCCCTTCACGTCGCCGCCGGTTGGTCCTTGCGGGCCGGGGCTCCCGGAAACGGGGCCGGGTAGGCGAATTGCTCCTTCGCCGTACCCCGCCCCTTGTCTCCGCGCCTATCGCTTATGCGCCGGTTGCATAGAGACGCTGCTGAAGAGCGCCAACTTCGCGCACGAAAGCCGGGTCACGGCGATACGGGTCGCGGTAGCGCGGGTCCATCATCATTTTGCGCAGGTCTTCGCGGGTGCGCCCATCGCCGGCCGGTGCCGAAGGCGCACCCTGCGGCTGGTTGCCTGCCATGAGGCGTGCATCGACAAGCTTCTCGAGCGCCTCGAAAGCCTTGGCCGAAGTCGCGAGCGGCTTGAGCACTTCCCAGTCGGCGCCGAGCGTCTTGGTCAGGGCCTTCTGGAGGTTGGCGATGCGCTGGATGCCGTTCTCGCCAAGGCTCTTCACCTCGGCGTCGATGTCGGGCATGTCCGCAGCCATGCCATCGACGTAGGCAGCGATGCCGGCCTCGAACTGGTTCTGGTTCATGCCAAGCTCGTGCGCAGTCGATCGCCACCACTTCATCATCGGGTTGGCTTCGTTGAGGTTCAGCTCGAAGTTTTCCTTCGAGTATCCCTCGGGCAGCTTGACCTGGTAGCCCTCGGGCTTCTCGGGCCGGGCCTTCATGCGGCCTTCCTCGAAGTCGCGCTCGACCTGGCGACGCAGGTCGTCGCTGCGCGTGAAGACCTTGCGCTCGACCTCGCCGTAGGCCTTGCCGAAGTCGGACAGGCGAGCGGCCTTGCGCTGGGCGTCGTAGAACTTTTCGGGCAGCCAGTCCGGTCGTTTCTCCATCGCAAGCCACCCATCGGGAAGAGGGGCTTCAGGATTGGCAGCGCGCTGCGCGGCGATCGCGGCCTGGTCGCCAGCAGTCAGGCCGCCAGACCTCGTGCCGCTCAGCGGCGGCGGCTCACCGGAAGGCGCGGCCGCGGGGCCGCCAGACGCGTCGTCAGGGCTTCTCGGGTAGGGATTTCGCTGGAACATCGATGGCTCCTCTTTCCATCAGGTGACGCATCAGCCATACCGCAAAGCGCATGCCTTCGCGGTATTGCAGCACTTCGTTGAGCGATCCCGGCGGATGCACGGTGCGCAGGGTCAGTTGCTCGAGGTATTCGAGCAGCATCGCGCCGTCGGGCTTCGACAACGCGGAGTGAGCGGCCAGCTCCACCTTGCGCGGGTGGACGCCGCTGTCGGCGGGCTTTGCGAGGGTCGACCTCAGCCGGGCGACGACTTCCGATTCATCCAAGCATTCCTCCCCCGCCTTCGGCTTGCGGTCCCATCTGCTGTGCCATCTGCTGCATCTGCTGCAGCATCTGCTGCTGCTGCTCCTCGGTGTAGAAGAGGTCGGCGCGGATGTCCTTGCGGTCGGCCAACCACTTGGCGACCTTGTTGGGCTCCATCAGCATCATCAGCGGAAGCTGCTGGCCAAACGTGCCTTGCAGGGCGCCGGCAAACTCCATCATGCGCTGGACGTCCTGGTCCTTTTGGGCAGACGCCAGCGGGCTCTCGCTCTTGATCTCCACGAGGTCGCCATCGACGGACGGCAGGCTGATGCGGCCGGTCTGCTTGAGCAGCCAGATCGTGCGCCGGATGACGGGCTGCACCAGCTCGCGCTGGAGGCGACCATAGGCCGATCCCATGCGCCGGTAGAGATCCTGCATCCTGGCCTGAACCTCGGTCGCCGACATGGGCGTGCCGGTGGGCGGGCCAAGCGCCTCGTCGTAAAGGGCGCGCTTGATGCTGGCCTGCAGGTCCTTGAGGATCACCTGCGACAGGTCGAAGCGGCTTGGCACCTCGAGGGGGCGAAGGCCCTGCGATCCGCGTGCGTGGGGGATGATGGTCCCGGGCAGCAGCGTGATGGTGTTGGGGTTGAGGACGCCATCGTCCTCGCCCTGCCACAGACCAGACACAGCTAGCTCGGCGTTCTCCAGATTCAGCTGCACGATGACGTTGGCGACGCGCACGTCGGGCATGGCGTTGAGCAGCGGGCCGCGGCCATAGACCTCGCCAGCAGCAACGGACCAGCGGAAGTTGATGTGCGGGCAGGCGCCGGCCCCGCTGTAGGTCGTGCGCAGGATCTCGACCTTGGGCGACGAGAGCCACACGACGTAGACATGGGTCTCGACGCGCTTGGACCAGTCGCGGAAGGTCGCCTCGTTGACCTCGATCTCGTCTAGCGGACGGTTCGCCATGCGATCCATCAGCTCCATCGGGATGTTGGCGCCGGGCCACTCCTTGTCGATCAGGCCGACCTGGATCTTGCGCTTGCGGAATCGCCCATCGACGGTTCCCCATGGGCCGGCATCCATCGCCATCTGCGTGAGCGGGACCGCGGTGAAACGGATGACGTCGTCGCGATCGTAGTCGGCGATGAGCGATCCCGTGCCGATCCCAAGCTCCATGTAGGCTTCGTGGATCTGGCTGTCGAAGTTCGAGCGATGGAGGACCGCGAAGACCTCTTCGCCAATCTCGTCAAGCTTGGCCTGGATCTCGTTGGCGTTGTCGGGGTCGATGATGCGGCCAGGCCGCAGGCGCGACCAGCGCGAGAAGGTTGGCGTGAGGCCAGCTTGCAGGCGCGACGCAAACTCGTGGATGGAGGTGACAGCCGTGCTGTCGTAGAGGTTCAGCGTGTTCTTCTGGCCGTTGGTGTGCGAGAAGAACCGCGCACGGTGCGGCATCGAGTACTCGTAGCACTCGTCCCAAAGCGTCTTCCATTGGTCGTGCGTCGAGTGCGCTTTCTGCGAACGCTTGATGATCTCTTCGAGGTTCATGAGGTGCTTCTCGCAGCTGAATTGCTTCTAGCGATCAAGCAGCGACTTGAATCTCTTGCCGATCATGGCAGCCGGAGGCTTCTCCATGTCGCTACCAGTCGGAGGCCAGGGAATCTCGTTGCCGTCATCATCGAATGCGCGCATCGGCTTGCCTTCGTCTTCCTTGTCAAGCTTTGCACGATCGGCATCTTCCCTTGAAAGCCTCTTGCGATTTTCTTCGTGGTCCCACGCTTTTTTGTAGTCGCCAAGCGCTTCGAAGAGGCTTTTCAAGAGAGGCATGAATCAGCCTCCAAGCATGGAGTTGTAGCCAGACTCGCCGGCGCTGAAGAGCGAGCGGCGGCCCATGGCGCCAGACGAGCGCAGGCGTTCGGTGCTGGCCGCGACTTCCTCGGACTTCTTGCGCTCTTCCTCGGCGCGCTGCTTCGCCTCCTGCTGCGCGGCGATGGTCGCAGGATCGGGGGCAGGCATCTTGGGAGCTTTCATCGGAACACCTCGGTCGCGCCCTGGCGAATGAGTGCGTGGTAGAGCTGCTCTGGCGTGAACGACAGGCCGCCCATGCCAAGCAGGTGCTTCACCGTGGTCACGCAATAGACCGGCCCGCGCAGCATCCACCTATAGCGTTTGATCCGATCGACACGGAGGATGCGGCCGCCGCCAGCCTTCAGCACAGCGATCGTGCGATCCATCTCCTCGCCCATCGCCACGCGCACGTCGGTGTGGCCCATCAAGGGGTCGATGACGATCCAGCCGCCACGCGAGTACCCAAACACCAGCACATGGCGCCAGCCCTTGCGGGCAAAGAGATGCCACCAGCGTCGCGTGCCGGGATGGAAATCGCCAAAGGCGACGTGCCAGGTCACGATGTCGAGCCCGAAGTCGCAGTCGCGGAACGGCTCAGCCACCACGACCTCGCAGCCTGCGCGTCAGGCGATCCATCACCGTGCCGTGCGTGCGCGTGTTGACGACCGCAACGCTCGGCTTGGCGACGGGCGTTCGGTTGAGGAGCATGCGGCCGCCGCCAAGGCCAAGGACCAGGTACTGCAAGGCGTCGTGGGGATGGCTGTAGCGATTCTTCATCGGGCGATCGGCAGGACGCTTGCCGCCAACACCCTGCACCATCGGGTAGTGGTAGCCGCGGGCAAAGCCTGCGCGCAGGATCGTGCAGGACGGGTCGAGCAGGAAGACCTCGAGGTCGCCGATGCGCTGGTTGAGCAGGTGCTCGACCGCCTGCTGCCGCTCCACGAAGTCGTTGGTGGGCGCGGGCTGGGCGTTGATGCCCTTGGCGCGCAGGATGTCGAAGGGCGTGCGCTCGTCGGTCTGCGCACGGCTGTCGCCGGCCGGGTCGCCCCAGAACGCAAGCTGCATGCCGGCAAAGGGCGGCTGGGACAGGACCGCCAGCAGCTGGTCGGCGAAGCGCTCGGCGCCCATGGACGTCGCGACGATCTCGCGCATGATCCTGAAGCGGCCCATCACGTTCTGTCCGATGATGGCCGCGGGCGTGAGCCCGAAGTCGATGCCGACGCCAACAACGTGGTTCTCCTGCGGCACCAGCTTGGAGCGCGCCACATGGCGTTCGTCGGAGAAGGTCGGATAGACCAGCGCGCCGTCCAGCGTGTAGCCAAGGCGGTTCTGGAGGTAGACCCGGATCCAGCTGCGCGTCTTGCCGGCGATCTGGTTCGAGTAGTAGTCCGGGCGCAGGTTGGGGAGGTTCTCGGCCGCGGGGTTGATCTCGTAGCCGACGATCGCGTCGCCATCCATCTTCTCGACGACGGCCTCGGGCTGGACGAAGAACCGCCAGTTCTCGGGGCGCTGCAGCGTCAGCGCGTCGACGGGGTCCATGTCCTCGGGGATCGGCGCCTCGCCGGCCAGGATGGGCCACCAATGGTCAGGCTCCATGGCGTTGGTGTCCATGAAGATGCAGGCGCGGTAGTCCTGGCCGTCAAGGTCAGCAAGCTTGGGAAAGCGGCCAACGCGGCCGGTCAGCATGTCGAGGATGGCCTTGGGGATCTCCCGGGCCTCGTTGATCCAAGCCCCCGTCAGCTCAAGAGACAGCAGCTTCTTGACGTCGTCTTCCCGGTCCAGGGCCAGGAAGATCACTTCCATCTCGACGTCGCCCTTGCGGATCTTGTGCGTGAAGGGCGGCGACCAGTTGAACTTCCCGAACTCGTGCTCGGGAAACCAGTCGAGCCAGGTCTTGATCGTGGTCGTGCGCAGCTCGCCCTGCGTGTTGCGGATGACGCACCAGCGGGACTGGCGCTTCTTCGACCGCCCGCTGCGCGGCATGGCAAGCGCAAGGCGCATGATCTCGATGCAGCAGGTGACGGACTTGCCGCTGCCGATCGGGCCGCGGATGCCGCGCACGAAGCTCAGGTCCTTCATGAAGTCCCGGCCCACGGGGCCAGGGGGCTTGTAGGAGATCCTGACTGGCTCGGCCATCAGACCTTGCCCTCGAAGAACGATCGCGGCGGCCGCCCGACAGGACGCGGCGCGTCATGCTCGAGCAGGTAGTCGAAACCGCCCTCGGACTCGATCTGGAGGCGGCGCTCCCTGAGCTTGGGGAAGCTGGATTCAAGCCACTCGACCTGGCTCTGGAAGCGCCGGTTGAGCCTGTCCAGAAGGACAAGGCGCTTCTCGAGCTCGTCGATGCGACGACGGAGGTTGGACAGCTCGGACCAGTAGCCGCGGGTCTTGTAGCGCACCTGGCGCCGCTTGGACCGCGCAGCGTCGATCTGGTGCTGCCCGTCGGCCAGCTCCCTGATCTCTCCATCATCCATCGGCCGGCACCCTCCTCGATTTGCCCATCTTCACCAGCAGGCGATGGGTGCCGTCAGGCTCGTAGTGGATGCGCTGGGCAAGGAGCTTCACGCCACCATCTCCACGGCATTGCAAGATCAGGTCCCCGAACGCCGCGTCGATGTCCTTGCGCGACGCATTCTCGGGAAGGTCCATGCTCTTCCACACCTCGCCAGAAGGGCGCCGCTCGGTCATGCAGACCTCCGCCAATCCGACCACTTGCGATCAACCGCCTCCTTGAGCGATCGCTCGGCAACACGCGGCCCGATCACGTCGATGATTCGGTCGCACTCCTGGTCCGTGCGGAACTCAGGCTTCCAGTCCTTCATGTGCGTGCGCCTGACATGCTCCCGAAGAACCTGGAGATCCTGAAACGACAGGGTCGCAAGGAAGCTGGAGGGAGAGACGATCACGGGGGTCCCCTATGTGAAAAAAATGCGGGGGGAGTGGAGGGCTCGCCAGTCGCGCCCGAGTTTTCGACCCCCCCCCTCGCTTTGCTCGTGGTGGGCGTCTCAAACTCTGTGCGCTCCTTCAATCATCTCAGCCGAGGTCTATGACCAACTCGACACTACCCGCTGCGGCTACCGTCTCCGGCTTGCTCTGCTCCAGCACCAGCCGTGCTGCCTCAAGCCGCACGCGCTCGCTTCGCGCCTCGTCCAGCAGCACCTCCGTCCTGCACAGGGCCTTTGACCTCAGGACTCGCAGCTGCGTCTCCTGCATCTCGGCGAGAAGATCACGCGCCTCAGGCTTGGCGAGCAGACGACTCAACGCCCCTTCCCCGATCCCCGCTTCTGCTGCCGCATCCCTCTGCGTCAGTCCTCGTTTCGCTATCAGTTCCAGCGCCTTGTAATTGGCGTCGCCTATGGCCACGACGTTGGCCCTGTCGGCTACGTTCACGCCGCGCATTCCTTGCGCTTTCCCCTTGATCCTCACCACGCGCTTCTTGGGCTGCGGCATCGGTTCTGGGTCGATCACATCGGCATCTGACGGCATCTGCGGCCTCCGCTCTCGCCCCTCCCCCTGCCCCCTCCCCTACGCCCCTGCGAAATCGCCTGTCAAGTGGCAATAATGCCACCTGTTTTTGCAGGCGCTTCTGCGGCATTGCAGGACCACATCCTTGACCTGTCAACCATTATGCCTCCGACGCGCAGGGGCGATTCGGCTTCGCCGACCGGGGCTCTCGGGCTTCGCCCCGAGCCGCCTTCGGCGTCTCGGCCCTTCGGGCTTCGATCCCCTATCGCTCTTCTTGGTTGGCGCTGACGCGCCCGAGGTGAGGGGCGCGAAAGAGGCGCCCCTCCCATTTTGCTGGGGAACCACCACCCCACCCGCGCAAGTGTAACGGGGGAGTCCCCTCCCACGTCGTCAAGGAGGGTCGCTGCGTTGCGTCCAGCCGCCAGGTCACCGCGGCGAGACGCGCCCCCGGTTGGCACGAAATGCTTCGCATTTCGCCCTTCGGGTGCACCGAGCGGGACCACCTCCACGCGCTCATCGCAAGGCTTCGCCTCGCGCTGATCGCATGGAGGCGGCCCTCCGGTGCATGCCACCGCCCTCGCTTCGCTGCGGGTCCTTGACAACGCGGGCCCCTCCCCGTTGCCCCGATGCGGTTGGGATGATGACCCCCCAGCGACATACCTCAACCTTGAAGGAGGCGACGATGCGAATTCTGAACGTGAAGACTGACCACATAGGTCCCAACGCGGTGCGCGTTGATAGGTCCGGCCCATGGGGCAACCCGTTCGTTATCGGCCGCGATGGCACACGCGATCAGGTGATCGCGCTCTATCGGCAATGGCTCTGGCGCATGATTTTGCGCAACGTGGTGACGAAGGAGCGACTTCGCGAACTTCAAGGTCGCGATCTTGCTTGCCATTGCGCTCCTCAGAGGTGCCACGCAGAGGTGATCCGTAGCGCTGTCCGCTGGGCCTGCAAGTAAGGCCCAGCGTTGGTTCATTGAGCGGTTGCTGACCGCTCTTCACAGAGGAGATTTGCACATGACTTCGAAGATCCACGTTGATTTGAACCGCCCCGAGGGCGACTACATCCCGCGCTCCGAGTGGGCGTCGGCCCGCGAGGCGCACAAGCACCGCCAGCGCCTCATCACCCGCGAGTACGCGAACGAGGTCACCGACCCCGACGCGCTCGCGGACGGCGCCGTCGGCGTCGCCAACACCTTCCGCGACGCCATGCACCTCCTCGACGAGGGGTGCGTGAGCAAGCGGATGCAGCGCAACATCCTTGACGCGGTTTGTGCTGCCATTCAGCGGCAGCTCAACCGCACAGAACAGGCGATGGCCCGCGAGACGGCTAGCGCCTCCGAACCCGGCGCGCTCCCGCCCGAGTTGGAGGGCGTCGAGCAGTCGCGCATCTCCGACGCCGTAGCGGAGCACGCGGCCGACATCGCCGCGCTGCGCCACGCTCTTGACGGGGCGACCGACGCCTTCTCGGAGATCGTCGGCGAGCCGTGGGTCCCCGCTTCACAGACGCAGCGCGTCTACCACCCCGCCCTTGCGCTTGCCACGGAGGTGGCGCTCGGCAACGTGCGTCCCGCCGTCCCCGAGGCCAAGGGGTTCCGCGTAGTGGTGATGGGCTCGCCCGACGCCCACGACCGCCAGCTCGTCACCGAGTGGCTGGACCGGGCCCGTGCGAAATACGGAGACCGGCTCTGGCTCTACACCGGCGACCGCGCCGCGGGCGTCGACGGCACCGTCGCCGATTGGGCGCGCAAGAACCGCGTTGCCATCCGACAGTTTGGCCTCGACTTCAACCGCCACGGCAACAACGCCGGGTTCACCCGCAACAAGGTCATGGTCGCGCAGAACCCCGACGCTGTGCTGGCGTTCGGCGGCAAGGCACAGGTCGGCGACCTCGTCGGCCGTGCCATTCGCGAAGGCATCCCGACCTTCGCGCCGATTCCGCCGCAGGGCTGGACGGTCGGTGACGACCTCCGCCCGGTGCGCCAGGCGGCACCGTCGCCGGACGCGGACAGCACCGCGCCCTGACCTGACACCTCGAGCTGGCGGCAGCCGTCCCGCGACGGCGCCGCCAGCTCTTTTCTTCCAACGTCGCAGCAACGGCACAGGGTCTCGGGGAGGCTCTCGCCTCCCCTATCCCCCTCCGCCCCATCCGCACTCAATTCTGCATCACCTACGCGGGTGGCCGGAGGGGGACTGGGGGCTCCCGCCCCCGGTCCCCCTCCACCCCCTGCGCCCCCGGAAACTCCCCCACCCCAGGGCTGAGCCCTGCAAGGAGATCGACATGATCATCGAGCGACTGGCGTACAAGATTGGCTACGCCATTACCAAGACCAAGGTTGCTGTCCGCGACCGAGCCAACGACGTGAACGATTGGTTCGTTCGCGTCACCGCTCCTGACGACATCGTCGTTCGCAAAGTGGAGCCAAGCGAGGTCATGCTCGCTTCGGAATTCACCTGCCCCAAGTGCGGCCTCATGCCCGCTGAAATCCAGCGGCAGGGATGTCCGCGTCGCCAGCCACGCGAGACCCGCGAGCTGCTTGTCTCTTGACAAGGCCCTGCGGGATTTTTGCGAGGTGATTGGCGATACGCAGGCTCAGCCACGCCAGTTGCAGCGTCCTGCGCTGCTGCAACCCCTCTCGAAACCGATCTCAAATCTCAAGGAGGCGTTGATGTAGCATGCTGACGACTTGCCGCAGATCGACGCAAGACGATCGCACCAAGCTGCCTGGCGCGTGCAGACGACGCCTCCCCGTTGTGGATGGAACAGGGTCAGCCCCGCAGCCTATGCCTGCGGGCAAGCCTTGGGAACGCCGGCGCTTTGGATGGACGCATCCAAGGCCCGGCGTTTTTTCATTGGACCCATTCCGGGTCCCCCACAGAGAGGAGACAGCAGATGTTCAACGTCAACCGAGTCGAGATCATCGGCAATCTCGGACGCGACCCCGAGATCCGCACCGCCCAGTCCGGCAAGTCGTTCGCGACGCTCAGCGTCGCCACGACGGAGCGCTGGACCAGCAACGGCCAGCCCGTCGAGCGCACCGACTGGCACCGCATCACCGTCCTGTCGCAAGGCCTCGTCAAGATCCTCCAGGCCCACGGCCGCAAGGGTCAGCTCGTGCGCGTGAGCGGTAAGCTGCAGCACAGCAAGTACGAGAAGGACGGCCTTACGCGCTACGCCACCGACGTCGTTGTCGGCAACAATGGCGAGTTCGCCATCCTGTCGGCCAAGCGCGCTGACGCCACGACGGCGCCCGCCGAGGATGCCGATGCGCCGGCGCCCGAGGCGCCGACCACGCAGCCGACGTGGAAGGGCGACGACGTCCCCTTCTGACCACCGAGCAGGGTCTTCCGAGCAATTCGGAAGGCCCTGCTTTCCTTTCGTTCTGCAATTTTGCAGGATAGGAGGCCCATGTGGCACTTCATCAACATGGCGACTCGATTCCTGCCACCAGCGGTCACGCTGTTGGTGACAGCCCTGGAACTGGCTCGAGCTCTTCAAGCCCTGCGTCGCTCTTCACGGAGGAAGGGACCATCTTCTTGAAGCCGTTTGTCATTGTTGTCGCCGGCGGCGACAAGGGCGTGGACAAGCACCAGGTTGCTGAGTGGTTCTCTGCCCTGAAGCGCAAGCACAAACGGATTGTCATCTGGCAAGCCAGCAACAATCCAGCGGAAAGCCCTGCGCACCAATTGGTCTCCAAGTGGGCCAGGAAAAACAAGATCGCAGTCGTGCCTTTCAAGCATCGTGACGACTCAATGCTTCGATGGGCAACGAAGTCAGCCGAGGCTGGACACAAGGTTGGCGTGATGATCATGCCAACCACCAATCCTCAAACCATCATCAAGGCAGCAAAGGCATCAAGCCTTCCTGTCTGGGAGGTCAGCTAGCAATGATACCCGGAAATTTTTTCATCGGCGTTGCGCTGCTGCTTCACGCTGCGTGGCGAAGCAGGTCCCAGATAGCCAGGACCATGCTTGGCTGCCTTGCCACCTTCTGGCGCAAGGCTCGCAGATTGCTCATCTTCCTCTTTGGAACTGGGCTCCTGCTCTGGCTGTTCGTGATCGCAAGCGCGCTGCTGTTCACGATCGCCGTCGCTGCCTTTCCAATCACCATCGCTTTGATCATCGTCTTTTTTCTCGTCTGTCTCTTTGGAAAGGCCCGGCCAGGTTCTGGTGGCCGGTCAGGAGGCGGCCAGACATGACCAAGATCATCCTGAACACCGAACCGCTCATCGACCACATCCGCAAGATGCCGGTCGACAAGCTTGGCTTGCTCGCCGAGATCCTCAACGACGCCGTCGGTGAGGCGCGTTTCTACGAAGTCATCTGCCTCGAGAAGAGCGAGGAAGGCGATGCCTTCTATTTCTCGGAGCGGGCCAGCGTCGCTCGCGAGCTGCGCGACCTCATCGTGAAGATGAACGCCAGCTTCCTCTATCTCATCGAACCCCAGAAGAAGGAGCAACTCCATGCCTGATGGCGCTTTTTCGTCGATGATGGACCGTCACGGGTTCATCCCCATCAACCACGAAACCCCGAAGTGGTTTCCCGTCAGCGCCGGCGAAGTCTTCGACGCCAACGGCTCACCCATCGCCGGCTATCAGCGCATCTGGCGCGAAGACAGCGGCGACACGATCGCCCTGCACACCTCGGACTACCACCTCGTCCCGTACCAGGAGAACTTCTCCCGGTTCGACGAGGCCATCATGCGCTCGGGCCTCGACACCACCGATATGCGCGTGGCGACGGACATGAGCCACAATGGCGGCCGCGTCTTCCGCCAGTACCTGTTTCCCGCGCACACGAAGGATGTCGGACAGGGCGATCCCGTCGCGCTGCGCATCATCATGTTCGACAGCTACGACGGGTCGTACTCGTTCCGCGGCACCGCCGGTTTCTTCCGGTTCGTCTGCGCCAACACCTGCGTCATCGGCGACACGGCGATCGACGTCCGCGCCAAGCACACCTCGAACTTCGGCGAGCGTTCGTCGCGACTGATCGAGGCCGTCGTCAAGGCCGCGGACTCGTTCAACGGCTACGTCGAGAACATGCGGCACTGGTCGACCGTGCGCCTGTCGCTCGGCAACGCCCGCGAGCTGCTTAACCTGATGCCGCAGGGCAACGACTCGCTGCGCGACACGCTGTTCGCCGACTACGCGACCAAGCACGGCGAGAACGGCACCGCATGGGACCTCTACAACGTCCTCACCAGCTGGGCCACGCACTCCAACGCTCGAGCCAACCGCGCCCAGGTGCGCGCCCAACGCGAGGACCGTGTCCTCGCCCTCACCAACAAGGCTGCATGGAAGGAGCTCTGCAATGCCTGACACCGTCGACAACATCGTCGCCAAGCCCATCGCCACCGACGACCAGCTGACCTACCTGCAGGTCGCCGAGCTGGTGCCGTGGGCTGGCAACGTTCGGTCCTCGCGCAGCGACATGGACGTCGCGGCCATGGCGCTCTCCATCAAGAACGTCGGCCTCCTCAATCCGCTGCTGGTCAAGCGCATCGACAACGAGTGGAACGTCGTGGCCGGAGTCACGCGCCTCAAGGCGCTGATCTGGCTCAAGTGGGATCGCGTCCCGTGCGTCGTCCTGCCTGACGGCATGGACGATCGCTCGCTCTCGGCCGTCAGCCTTGCCGAGAACACCTCGCGCTCGGCGATGTCGCTGGGCGACACGGTGCGCGGCCTGCTGGCGATCTTCGCCAGCGGCGTCACCGACCTCGGAGAGGCTGCCATCATCCTTGGCCAGCCCCACGAGAACGCCAAGATCGCCGCGCAGCTGACCAGGCTCGTGCCGGATGCGCTGGCGAAGCTGGAGAAGGGCAAGATCGGGACGGAGTTCGCGCTCGAGCTCTCGAAGCTCTCCGACGGCAAGCAGCGTGGCGTGCTGCGGCGCCTCAAGGACTACTCGAGCTACAACGACGAGGGGCCGGATGCCCGGATGCTCCGACGCGACATCGCCAAGGAGCGCGTCAATGCCGGCGACGTCGAGTTCACGGAGCAGCAGTTCCTCGAGGCCGGCGGCACCGTCGTCCGCAACCTGCTTGGCGAGGTCAGCTTCGAGCCCTACTCGCTGGTCATGGAGCTGCAGCGCAAGCGCGGCCAGGAGATCGCGGAAGCCCTGAAGTCGAAGCACAAGTGGGTCGAATTCTTCGAGAGCTCGGCGTCCAGCTCGTACTTCACGACCTACATCTCGGACCCAAACGCCAAGAACGACCCCAAGAAGGCGGGCGCCGTCGTGCTTCTGACTCCCGATGCGCGCATCGAGATCAGGACGCCTGTCGTCAGGATCGAGGACCAGAAGGCCAAGGAGAAGGCGGCCAAGCAGAAGGCGAAGGAGAAGGAGAAGGCAGAGTCCGGTGAGGCCGGCGAAGACGTCTCATCCGGCATTCGCGACATGGCGGCGCAGTACCTCGCCGACTACACGCGACAGGCGCTCATCGGACACGTCAACGTGGCGCTTGCCGTTATCCTGTCCAGCAGCTTCCGCGTCTGGCAGCGTCCCACCAACCTCTTGGCGCCGACGGCGGACATCTTCATGAACACGCCGGGACTCAAGAAGGCGCGAGAGACGGTCGAGAAGTTCCAGGAGGACGCCCTAGCCGAGGGGCTCAGCATCGACAAGCTGCTCGACATGACGCAGGTCGATCTGGGCAAGCTCGTCATCGCCATGGCCCAGAACGTGGTGCACGCCTACAAGCCGGACGACAAGAACTGCCTTTCCGTTCTCAACGCTTGCGAAGCGTCGCCCATGGACATGAACATGGCGTCGCTGCCAGTCCTCAAGCGGCTCACCAAGGAGCAGCTGGTCGAGATCGGCAAGCAGGTCGATGTCCAGACCCAGAACGGCGAGCCCAAGGGCGGCCTTGCCCGCCGCATCGAGCTCGCCCTGGAGAAGCGTGGCGGCGGATGGCAGCCGCCGGGCATCTCCTACAACGGGTAGTCCCGATCGACGCGGCGAATGACGCCGCGGATTTCAATCAAGTCGAGCGGCCATGCGTTGGGCTCTCCCGGCGCCATGCGCCGCTCGACCACGACTGGGGGCATGTAGGCGCCAGCAGACACGCGATCGCCGGTTGAGATGATGACCAGCGATCCACGCTCAGGCTGTGCGCTGGGGTCAACGATCAGTTGGTCTCCCATGAAGATGCCGGCCGCCTCGAGCACTTCAAGCGTCATCGTCATGGCAACGCATCCAATTGGGATGTCGCCGCTCACGGTGATGGAAGACCAGCGCCGCGACGCGACTAGCTCCCGGACATCCATGTCCAGCAGCTGCTCCATCGAAACGGACGGGATGCGCGCTCCCTGCGTTGCGGCAACGCCAAAGCTTGGGGCTACACCAGCAATCTTGCTCAAGGCCACGACTGTTCTTGTTGAGGGCCAGGATGTGTCCTTGTGCTTGAGGAAGCGCGTGATACTGGTCGAGGGGACATTGGCGAGTCTTGCCCAATGCTCGGCCGACCAGTTGTTGCGCCGCATCACGTCCAGCATCCACCTGCCAATGCTGTCACGATCGTTGCTCATGTAAATGCTCCCGTCAAAATGGTGCTACCAACGCGACTCGCGTGCACCGCAATAGCACACATTGGTGCAAAAGTGCAGCTTGCAATAGACTGCATTTTTGCATTAAGACAATGTCATGTTGTCACACCCCCTCGATCTGCTCTCCAACATGGCAACGGCGCACAACGTCTCTCTTGAGAGCGCCGTGCGCTCAGCAGGTGTTGCCCGCACCACCTATCAGAGGTGGATGAAGCGTCAGACATCGCCTCGCCACGGGACAGCAGAACGCATCGCCAAGGAGATCCAACGCCTTGGGAAGCTACAGCTGCGTCAGAAACCAGCCGCTCTGGCACAAGCTCGTCGCGGCGCTTAGCGCCGAACGCAAGCGCCAGGGATGGTCACGATGGGACCTCGAGGACAAGTGCGGCTTCCACCGCGGATCGCTTGCCATGTGGGAGACGTCCTTGCGTCCACCCACGGCATTCAACCTCTGCATCTGGCTGGAGTTCCTTGGCCGTGAGCTCGAGGTTGTCGGGGCGTCGCCAACGGGTGATCACCGCCAGCTCGAGCTTCCACTCGAAGTACAGGGCGCGGCGCACGACGATCGAAGGCATCGCCTTCGCAAGCAAGGGCGAAGCCCTGCGATACCTCGACCTCAAGCGACTCGAACAAGCCGGACACATCAAGAACCTCCGGCTCCAAGTGGCATACCCGCTAGCAGTCAACGGCTTCAAGCTTTGCACCTACGTCGCTGACTTCGTCTACGAAGAAGCTGGGACGACAATCGTCGAGGATTTCAAGGGCATCAAGACGGCGATCTTCAAGCTCAAGGCGAAGATGATGAAGGCCCTGCTTGGAATCGAACTGAGAATTACGACCGGGAGAAAGAAGCGATGAAGACTGTCGCCATTCCCATGGGTCTCGTAGGGGACCGCACGTCGACGTCGCTGCACATCCATGTCGCAGCCTTGCTGGCCCTGGAAGCCAGTTCCTACGGCTGGGTGCGCATCTCGCAGCGTTCGATCTCCGAGGCAACTGGCGCAAGCCAGCAAGACATCGTGGATGCTCTGCGCGTCCTGCGCGACAAGAACTACCTTGCCGTCGACAAGGACGAAGACGGCATGTTCTATCGGCTCCTCTGGTTTCGCACGACACAACAAGAGGAGCCCAAGAAGTATCGCTGGGTCTACGTTCGCCGCCTTGGCGACAAAGGCAACGGCGGATACTTGCGCATCAACGGCGGCCCAGACGATCGCGACGAGCTGAAGAACTGGCTGGTCGGCATGGGCTACGACCTGCTTCGTCTTCACGACGAGCCTCCGCAAAAGGCCCCGTCGTGATTTTTTTTGCCTTGAGTGCTGCAATTTTGCATCTTCAATAGGAGGGAACCTGATGGGCTTCACGATCAGCGCAACCGATGCGCGCCGGCTGATGCGCGGCGACGGCATCAATCTCTGGAAGGAGAAGAAGGGACTCGCAAAGCCAGAGGATTTGTCTGGCGTGCTGCGCGTCCAGCTCGGCCTCGTGACCGAAGCCTTCAACCTGTCCTGGTGGCAGCGCAACCACGACAACGAGAAGTTCGGCGTTTCCGCGAACGTGACCTTCGACGCGATGCCCGCCTTCACGCCCGATGCCGATCGACGGCTGAAGGCTGGTGGAATTGGCGGCGTCTGCGAGTACGTCAACACCGACCGCGTCTGGCAGACCTGCACGCCTGATGGCGTTGTCTGGGACAAGGAAGCCATCCGCCAACCTCTCGGCCTCATCGACGCCAAGCACACCCGGCCAATCGGCGATGGCAACGAGCCCTACTCCGTCATCCAGGCCAACTACTGGCAGTTCGTCCACCAGATGATGGTCACCGGCTTCAAGCAGACCTTCGTCTCGGTGCTCTACGGCAACGACGAGTGGCGTCCATTCGTCGTGCAGCGCAACGAGGATGACATCGCCACGCTGCTCGGCGCCGAGCTCATGTTCCTGCGCGAGCTGGAGAGCGACACGCCTCCCGGCATTGTCTGGGACCTTCCAGACGATCGACCGATCCCGGGCGTGCCGACGCGCAAGCTGACTACGTCGGACGTCGAGAGCGCCAACTGGGCCAGCGATTTCATCGCGGCCGCAAGCGAGTTCGTCTCGAACTACGACAGCGACAAGCGGCTCGACGCCGCCAAGAAGGCCCTGCGTGGGTTGCTGCCCGAGGATGCCGTGAAGATCGAGGCATTTGGGGTCCGCGTGAACCGCACCCAACGCGGCATCGTCATCAGCCAACTCAAGGAGAAGGCGGCATGAAGTCCATCGACATCAGCATCAAGCAGGCCCACGAGATGGTGGCGCTGCTGCGCGACAGCCTGCCTTTCATCAGGGGGGTCAACTTCAACATCAGGTCCGGCGAGAAGACGGACAACCAGGAGCGTTTCTACATCTCGCTGTTTGCCGACCTCGAGGAGGCGTCGCCCTTGGCTGGCGCCACCTACGGCATCCATGGGTCGGGCTACACGGACGAGGGGATGGGCAAGATCATCGCCAGGTTCCGCAGCGACTACCTCCGTGCGCTGGAGGTGATGGTCAACAAGCACATCGGCGAGAACACCATCAACCGACTGCTTCAGGAGTACGAGGACAAGAACCTCGACTTCATCGACGGCCCCACCGTGTCGGCGCTCGCCAAGGAGGTCGCATGAGCAAGGAAACCAACCTCCTGCTGTGGGACAGCCTGTCGAAGACGGACCCGGCCCACACCAAGTCCTTCACCCGCGGCGGCGGCTTCTCCGGCACGGCCATCAAGCCCATGTGGGCGGTGTGGCGCGCCACCAAGGAGTTCGGTCCCTGCGGCATCGGCTGGGGCTGGGACGTCCTCGACACCAAGATCGCCGAAGGCATGGTCTTCTGCCTTGTGCGCGTCTGGTACGTCAACGCCGGCATGCGCTACGAGACCGGCGCGCAATGGGGCGGCACCGAGATCCGCACGCCGCGCAAGGACGGCTCAAGCCGCGCCGACGACGAGTCCTTCAAGAAGTCCGTCACCGACGGCATCACGAAGTGCCTGAGCTACATCGGCATCGGCGGCGACGTCCATCTCGGCCAGTTCGACGACACCAAGTACGTCTCCGAGGCCAAGGCCGACTTCGAGATCGAGGCCAAGGCATCGGCCGTCAGCAAGCAGCGCCGCCTTGACGAGTCGTTCGTGACCGGCGCCATCGCCGCGCTCAAGGGGGTCAAGTCCGCCGACGAGCTCATGTCCCTTGGCCGCGTCCATGCGCCACGGGTCAAGGAGATCCGCGAGCGGAACCCCGAGCTGCTCGAGGAGTACGCATCGACCGGCCGGGAGATGAAGGAGAAGTTCTCCAGCAAGGAGGCTGCGTGATCGAGGTCCAGATCATCCCCGCGGATGGCGACGAGCTTGGGGAGGAGGCCAAGCTCGCTCGCGAATGCGTCGAGACGTCGGTGCGTTTTGCAGCGGTGATGCTCGAGGAGTACCGCAGCCCGGGGCTCGTCATCTACGCCATGCTCACGTCGATCGCCTGGGTCTCGCGCTTCAAGCGACCCGTCGGCATGAGCGACGAGGAAGCCATCAACGACATCGTTCAAGGGCTTCGACGCGTCTTCCAGAACGTGGAGATGCGCGACGTCACGGCCAACTACCACTCAGAGGGAGGCAAGGCATGAACACCGTCTATCTCATCGGCAACGTCGGCAAGGACGCCGAGTTCAAGGCGGATGTCGGCAGCGGACTGCTTCGTTTCTCGCTTGCGACCAGCGAGCGCTACACGAAGAAGGACGGCAGCAAGGGCGAGTCCACGACCTGGCACAACATCGTCATGTGGGGAGAACGCGGCAAGGCGCTCGCCAACGTCGCGAAGAAGGGCCAGATGATGATGGTCGTCGGCTCCATCAAGACGCGCCAGTACGAGAAGGATGGCCAGAAGCGCACGGCGACGGAAGTCGATGCTCGCGACTGCGTCGCCCTCTTCGCCAACAAGAGCGCCCAGGTCGATGCGCCCGCCGACAAGCCCGCCAAGCCGGACGCCGGCTCGTCGATCGACGACGACGAAATCCCGTTCTGAGGAGGGTGACATGGAGTTCCTCACCGGCAAGCAGCGCAAGGAAGAGGCCCTCGACTTGTTCGAGGGGCGGCAGGATGCATGGCTCGCCAACGCCAGGGACATGGCGGCGCAGCTTGCTCGCGAGAACGGCAAGGTGACCAGCGATGACATCTGGCTCACCCTGCCGCCGCCGCGCAGCGCGCACCCATCGGTCATGGGTGCCTTGTTCAGGGACGATCGGTTCAAGCTGGTCGACTTCACCCTGTCGAAGCGGCCGCGTGCCAATGCGCGTCGCATCGGCGTCTACGAGCTGACGTCCTGATGCCTCCGAGGGCCTGGCCGAAGCTGCCAGATCCGCTTTTGACGCCGATCGCGTTGCGAGCGGCCGCGAGGGCGCGCATCACGGAAGCCATGCTCCATCCAGAGGATTCATGGGACCGGCTTCACCACATGCAGGTCGCCAACGAATACGAAAGGAAGGCGGATCTTGCGCAACGCATCATCCAGCAGAACGTCGCTTCTCTCGACGCACGCTCACCCGAACATCCCGAGTGAGTACATCGACTTCCTCGTCATGGTGCGCCCGACGCTCAAGGCAGCCGCGGAGGAATCGGAACTCTGGCAGCGCGAGCATCGGCTGATGCTCCTCGAGCAAGCAGACCGTCTCATTGCCGACATGCAGCGGCGATGGAGCATGCACATCCGGTTCCCCATCAAGACGCTAGGGAGCGTGCAATGAGCATCGACGACACCATCGAAGATGCCGCAGCCGAGATCGAGCGGCTGCGCGCAGAGCGCGACGCGCTGAAGACCGCCGCACGCGAGTTCCTGAGCACGCTTGGCGCTGCAATGAAAACCGGGAGGTTCCACATGAACGGCTCAGCCGACATGTGTCACTTCGTGCGCCAAGCCATGCAGAAGCTAGATGTCGTCGCGTTCGACCGCGAAGAGAAGCGACCGGTTGGGCTGGAGCGCCTGCACGAGGAGGTCAAGCTATGAGCATCTGCAAAACCTGCGACGGCATGGGCCAGCACGAGATCGAAGGCTTCTCGTTCCCATACAGGACACAGATCGTCGATTGCTTGGACTGCGATGGCGATGGCTCTGATCCTCGCTGGGTGGAGAAGATGGGCCTCGACGAGCTGGTCGAGCATCTTGGCGAGGAGGAGAGCGACGAGCTTCGCGAGGAAGCTGCGCGCCGTCTCATCAAGTACCACAAGGCCGAGCAGATCGTGTCTGGCCAGCTCGTGGAGCTGGAGGCCAGGAACAAGGTGATGGAAGAAGCCCTGCGGAAGATCAGGGACCAAGGTGGCGACGTCGTCGAGAAGTGGTCTTCGCAAGTTGCAGAGCAAGCTCTTCTGGTGACGCCATGATCAAGGGCGCTGCGCGCCGCACTCAAGGAGGCCAAGCCATGAGCGAGATGACCGAAGCGACTTGGAGGAAAGGGAAAAAAGTTCTTCGCGGCAGATGGTACTACTACTTGCCGAGCGACATCTTCCTGATCGAAATCGACAAGAGGGATATCGTGACCGGAAGTTCAACGCAACGCTTCAGCGTTGCGGCGGATACTCCAGAATGGAATGGATGGAAGCTGGTGAAGGATGGGGAGGCCAAGCCATGAGCGAGGACATAGTGGCGATGGCCCGTGCGGCCCAGCAAGACGAGCGGCTGTCCGATGGCCCGCTGTACGGCAAGCTTGCCGACGAGATCACCAGACTCCGCGCCCGCGTCAAGGAGCTGAGGAAAGAACTTACCGATATAGCAGAATACTGCGACGAATTGGATGCAACCGTCAGCACTATTAGTTATGCCGCTCGGCGCGCACTTGAGAGGACGGCAGAAGAGACCAAGCCATGAGCGACTTTGCTCGACTGATGGGAGATGAGGAAGCGGTGCGACGCTGGATGGCGGAAGTCGAGAACGCCAGCGCCCGCCTCCAAATCGCGCAGGAGCGGCGCAACTGCTCGTACCTCCTCTCTCAGCACGATCCGGTTGCCAAACTCGGTATCGACAGAGAGAAGCTGCGCTTGGTTCTGTCCTTCGTCCGGCATGGCGACATCGACCGGCTGGAGCGTGACTTCGCCAAGCTGGAGGCCAAGCCATGACCCTCCACAACATCGAGCCCTCCGGCATGACCGAGCATCATGCGCGTGGGAAGATGTGCTGGCGCGACACATCCAAGACGTGTGTCGGATCAAGCTGCATGGCGTGGCAATGGACCCAGCTTGAGAACGAGTACGCATGGGTTCGCCTTGGCCGCAAGCCAATCGACGGCGAGTGGACGATGTTCACGAGAGCCACGCCGATGGTCGTTGGTGCACTGAAGTTTGTCCCATGGAAGCGCCCAATCCATTTCAGCCAGAGGCATCTCAGGCTTGGCCGCTGCGGCGCCGTG